CTTGGACCCAGCTGCCCCCAAAAGTTCCGGCGCAATCATCGTAGAGAATGTAGAATCTTGTTCATCGATCAATTGTCCACCAATGAACAGTTCGACCTTGGAAATCTTGGATTCCCAATCGGTCACGGTGGCCGCTTGGGTACCGTTGGAGTGAATAGGGGCAAGGTAAACGTAGGACAACATGTCTCCCTTTCTCTCGAAGCGAATAGAGGACATGCCATTGTTTTGGATGTTGCCTTGTATGACCTGACGTTCACAGGACTGAGAAAAATTCGTCGCACGTTTGTACGTAGAGCGGAAAAAGCTGACTTCGGGTTGGCCGACCAAATGGGCATCTTGAGCACCGACGGCCACTAATTGTGCAATTCCACCAGACATGATTTATATTATATGGAGTTTTTTATTTTGGCGAGTTCATCCTCGAGGGACTCAATTTTGGATATCGCTTTCTGGAGTGCACCGTACATGGATGCATATAATTGGTCATTATTTAGGAACTTGACATCGTCGATACCATATTTTTCTCCGATTGTATTAATCGATTTTGGCATATATTCTTCTACTTCCTGAGCTATCCAACCGAGGACATTCTTATCCTTCTGATATTCGCTGAAACCTTCCAAGTCATCTCTCCATTTGAATCTTCTGAGGGGTATGGTTTTTACGGTATCATAACACAGATCGATATCCGCATCCTGGATATTTTCCTTTAGGCGGCGGTCTGACGTACTCGACCATGATCCACCTCCAGTCTTTGCTGCCGTACCCGTGACTTCTAGATCAAACGTTGGACTGGCAGTTTTGACACCCACTCTACCGTCCGTGACGAGCGAATTGTCTGTATTTGTAAATTGAACTGTTTTGGAAGTGGTATTGCCTGTGTTTGTTATTTGTTGAAGAGTATATGCCGTCGTTATGGCAACATTTCCCAATGTTATCTTTTCCGCCAATATATTACCCGAAACAGTAAGAACATTACTACCCGCATCTTCTATGAATAAATTGGAACCAACATCTAACGTGTGTGTTGGGGTGAGATTAGATATACCATGTACAGGTGAATCACCAATGAAACCGATGGATGGATTCAAGAAACTGATTGTATTTGTAAAGTTGGTACCGACATTAGACAAGAAACCACCGTCACCTTCGTAAAAATTCGCTTGGATGCCTTCTGTTGCGATTAATTTACCCCCACTATTGAAACTTACGCTTGTACAATCGATGAGTTCTCCATCGGAGGCGTATCCCATGATGTTGGATGCATGCGTGCGGGCACTTAACGGTTTAATATATGTCGCATTTGGTCTCGATGTTTGGAGTGCGGTCACTCCCGCGTTTATAGCGACCGTCGATGCGTGTTGATTCGTAGATCCCGCGTAGTAACCGAGTGCGACAGAATTCATTCCCTGACCACTTTCTCCCGCATGGAAACCCACGGCGATACCACCGACTCCTTGTCCGTTGTATCCCGCATTGGACCCTATCGCAACGGTGGCGTTATTTTGACCCAAGTATGCGGCTCTGTAGCCGATACCTATACCATATGCCGCCTGGGCTGTGCCACCCGTCCCTTCGCCGATGGCGACGACGTATGGCTTTTGGCGAATGTTACCTTCGAAACGAACATCTCCATTCGCGTGAAGAACTTTACCCGGGAATAAAGCATTTGTACCTATTCCTACATCACCAGTAATGATAGTTTGGCCATTTACCGTTGCCTGTGTAGCCGTGAGACCCGTGGTGAAGAGTTTGTTTGTTCCTCCCGTACACGCGTATCCATCTGACATCAATTTATTTACTGGTCCGGATCTGTTGAAAACAAGTCCATCGGTCGAGTCATATTTCATCTGTATTTCATCGATTCGTAATCTTTCGGTTATGTGGAGTTGATCTTGGGGTTGTGTGAGACCAATACCAACCGAACCATTATTTATAATGGTCATTTTAGGGGCATCGAAAGTTCTGCCCTGTTCTCCGGCGAGGCTCGACTTCGTATCAAATCTAATTTCACCCGCACGCAAACGAATTCTATCATCTGTATTATCACCCTTGAATAGTAAAAGTTCGGACTTAGAATTAGTATCAGGAGTAGTTTCATTATATACACGATTTTCGATCACCGTATCATCAAAAGTATTATCACCCACCGTGCCACCGAAATATATAGATTTTGGACCGACCGTACTGTCATTCGTACCCACATATACATTACCGGAAATGGCGAAATCACCCGAATCATTGATTCTGAATTTCTCTTGATTATTAATCATAAACACGTGATTATACAGCGAAGGCACATTATAACGTAAGTCTCTGTTAGCCTGTCCCCCAAGATTGAGGTTAACTGAATCGGTACCGGCGTCATATAATTTAATTTTTGTACCGGAATTCCCTAAAAACTCCAAAAACGAACTCGCAGCAACCTTGATACTACCGTTAACATTCATTTGGTAATTAGAATCTGGTTGTGCCCCGACGCCCAATTTACCACTCATATACATATCTCCGCCGCGTTTCAATTCAAAACGATCTGTGATAGTATCCACACCTCCCCCGGAAGAATTGACATCTCGTACGATAAAACCGGCATCGTTCGCGTCGTCGTGGAAGTCTAACGCCAATTTAATCGCATCACTTCCACCGACTTGTCTCAGATATGCGAAATCATTTGTACTTCCAGCTTCACCAAACGACACATATGTTTGTGTTTTGTTGGCTGCTTCTACATCTGCCGAATTTAAATTGGCATCACTCGCGTCTAAGTGTATGTGTCCTTGTACTCTTGCGTTACCGATAACGTCTAGATTATACCCGGACGTTGGTTGTGTCGTTCCTATTCCCAACTGACCCGCTGTTGTTAATACCATTTGCGCCGCTCCACCTGTTCCCTTATTTAATGTGTTATTGTGATGTACTCCACCCTTGTACCACGCGAAATTACCAGCAGATCTAAAGTACTGTGTATTGGTTTGATAACCTATACCATATGTAGCATTTTCACCATCGAGTAGATTGATTTTCTGTCTTTTATCGCTCCCGAAATGTTGGAATGTACCAATCTTCAAATCCCGCGCCGTTTCTACGTTTGCTGTCGGTTCGGTAACACCAAAACCAACTTGTGCGTATAAATTACTATTAATCATAGTCATTGCCTTTATTTCCGTACCACCCGCGGGTTCCCCCGCAGATGCTACAATGAAATCCATGGCACCTCGTTCGGCACCGGGCGTGGGTTCATCATGACAGTACGTTCGTATCATCGAATATGCGTTTTCGTTATTTTTATAGTTTGGATACATAACTTGACGCACCTCATTTAGTGTGGGGTTCGTACTCGCATCCCGGCGTTTGAGTTTAAGCGCATCAACGACACTACCGGCGGTGATGGGGCCCGATTCAATATGAACGGCCGCATTTGAGTGTGTCGTACCTATACCAACATTGGACGTCTCCAGATTGATTGAAATAATATTAGATTCTGTCCCGTCGGCGTGGGCATTGCCAAAATGGAAGGATCCGTTATTCACCTGAATGAATGCGTTTTGAACATTATCCGTCTCATCAAATCGCAACGTGGGATGGATACTTTTAACTCGCGCATCTCCATCAACTTGTAGAGTACTCGTCGGTTGCGTGGTTCCTATACCCAGGTTATTTGTATTTGTGAGAACCATCATGGACGAACCCCCCGAACCGGGGTTAAATTTATTTGCGTGATGGGCACCACCCTTATACCACGCATAACCAGCACCGGATCTGTAGTATTGTGTATCTGTCTGCGTACCAATGGCATAGGCGTCGTTATACAAATCAATCAATTGACGGTTTGACGCACCAAATTTGATCTTTCCATTGACAAATACGTTTCCATCGACATCCAACGTTTCTTCGGGCACGAGCGTACCGATACCCACGTTACCATCCTTGGGTGCCAATAGAATATTGATATCATCTGTAGTATAATTATTTGAACCTTGAATAAACATAGAACCATTCGGACCAATCGATTGATCGACACCCAACCGAGCCGAAAGGCTGCCCAGTGTATTTGTAATGTGGAATTGTGAGTACTGATCGTATGAAGCGTCACCAGTTATACTATAGCCCGTATCTGCGATAATTCCCATTCTTCCCGTCGAAGTTATTATATTACTCGTAACCAGGTTGGACAACGTATCACCCCATA